GGTTGGGAGCAACTGCGCAAAGGCAAAGAAATCACAGGAGCCGTAGCGCGTAAAATATACAGCTACATGTCAACTAAAGACCGCGTGAAAAGAGGCTTTAAAACCCTGACCGCCGTCGAAGATACAGACTTCGTAACCCTCGAAACACTGACCGCGGCCCACGGGCTTCTGGCTACAGAAGATATGGTTTGGCACGTTGCTATGGACAGACTTCCAGAGAACGACAGAGCCTACATCATTGCAATGCTTCGACGCGGCGAACGCTTTAACGGCGAGCCACGCATAACCGTGTCAACAATTCACGGGGCAAAGGGCGGAGAGGCGGACAACGTTGTGTTGTTCACGGACCTATCGCCCGCCGCCGAAGAACAAATGAATGTTAACCCAGACGACACGCACCGCGTATTCTATGTGGGCGTAACCCGCGCTAAACAAAGCCTGTTTATCGTTGAACCTCAAGATTTTACAAGGAGTTATGATCTATGAATTGTTGGAATTACCTATGCAAATGCGGACATAGATGGACCTGTTGGTGGGACAAATATTCTGAGGACGAATGTTCTGAGTGTAGGAAACACGTTTTACCAGAGGAGAAATTACAATGAACTGTTGGCATTGCAAGACAAAGCTTATTTGGGGCGGCGATCACGACTGTGATGTCGCATGTATGTCCACAGGAATAGCCGCAAACGAGGGTGAAGACGTTGAATATATGTACGACGATTACAGCATGGTCACAAACCTCTCATGCCCTAAATGCGAGAGCTTTGTATTAGTTTATTATCCAAGGGAGGAAGAAATTGAAAGCAACTGAAGCCATCGCAATAGCCCTGACATATGTCACAGAGAACCCTGATATTAAACCAGAGGACAAGATGAGGGTGATGGCAGAAATGCTGGAGCCGATGCTAAATGAAATCTTCGGCTCCGATTACGAAAAAGTTGGTAACTTATCCGTCCAAAAGGAAGAACAAAATGAAACGTGACGAAGTATTAGACACCGCGAAAGAACTAATCAACGGCGATAGGGCCAAAGATTACGGGGATGCGTTTGACAACTTTGGGCGCATTGCAGCGGGCTGGAACGCTATAATCCAAGAAGCCATGAAAACTCACGGTCAAGTTAATGAGCAACACATTGCCCTAATGATGGATTGGTTAAAAACAGCGCGGTTGCTAAACGATTTAGACAAGGCCGACTCATGGGTCGATAAGTGCGGATATAGTGCCTTGGGTGCAGAATTTACAGAAAGAACTAAAAAATGAAGCTTAAAATAGCCAGCCCTTCGCTAAAGTCAGAGTGGGTTCCACCCGCAGAACTTCCAGACCTAACAGGCGCAACTACAATTGCTATCGACGTAGAAACCCGTGACCCAAACATCAAAACAAGCGGACCCGGTTGGGCTGTTGGAGATGGTGAAGTGGTCGGCTATGCAGTGGCTACAGCAGATTGGGCAGGCTATATTCCTACACGACACCGTGGTGGCGGAAACCTAGACGAAAAGATAGTCAACAAGTGGCTCAAGAAAGTCTTTGACTGCCCCGCCGATAAAGTAATGCACAACGCGCAATATGACGTAGGTTGGATCAAACGTATGGGGTTTGAGATAAACGGGCGGATAATCGACACAATGGTTGTTGCTTCGCTTCTGGATGAAAATAAGTTTTCCTATGCACTAAACTCACTAGCGTTTGAGTATCTGGGGCTGGCAAAGAACGAAAGCCTACTCAGAGAAGCCGCCAAAGAGTTTGGTTTTGATCCAAAGGCAGACATGTGGAAAATGCCCGCCATGTACGTTGGACCCTACGCCCAGACAGATGCAGAAGTTACCCTGCAACTCTGGGACTACCTAAAAGTAGAGATCGGTAAGCAAAACCTCTGGAGTATTGTAAATCTGGAGCTAGACTTGCTCCCCTGCTTAGTCAACATGACATGGCGAGGTGTTCGCGTTGATATGGACAAAACCGAAAGAACGCGCGACGCGATCCTAAAACGGGAGAAATTAGTCCTAAAAGAGATAAAAAGCTTAGTGGGCAGAGATGTAGAGATTTGGGCGGCAAATTCTATTGCAAAAGCCTTTGATGACCTCTCAATACCGTACCCAAAGACAGAAAAGGGTGCGCCCTCGTTTAAAAAGCAGTTTCTGGCAGAACACAGTGAGAAATTGCCACAATTAATCGTCCAAGCCCGCAGTTTAAACAAAACCAGCGGAACTTTCATTAATAACATCCTAAAATTCTGTCACGGCGACGGTAGAGTGCATTCGCACATCAATCAGATACGCGGAGACGATGGCGGCACAGTTTCGGGGCGTTTTTCTATGAACAACCCCAACTTACAGCAAATCCCGGCCCGCGATCCTGAGATTGGGCCACTTATACGGTCTTTGTTCCTTCCAGAAGAGGGAGAACAGTGGGCGTCAATAGATTACTCGCAACAGGAACCGCGGATCTTGGTTCACTATGCTCATGTCTACGGAAAAAGCAGGGACGTGCCTCTGAGGGGCGTTGATGAGTTTGTAACCAGCTACCGCGAAGATCCGAACATGGATTTTCACACAATGGTTGCAGAAATGGCCGACATTCCTAGAAAACAAGCAAAAACCATCAATCTTGGGATGATGTACGGCATGGGCGTCGCAAAACTGGCGGATCAGCTAGATATTGAAACATCAGAGGCCAAAAGCTTGGTAAAGCAGTACCATGACCGCGTACCTTTCGTAAAAGGACTGATGACGGGCGTTACAAACCGTTTGAACAGCAAAGCAAGCGGTGGAGCGATTAGTTCCATCCTTGGGCGCAAGTGTAGGTTCAATCTTTGGGAGCCCGACTCCTTTGAAATGACAAAAGCTATGCCTTACCAAGAAGCAATCCTAGAATATGGTGAAACATGCCGTCTCAAGCGGGCTTTTACATACAAAGCGCTAAACAGACTGATCCAAGCGTCCGCCGCGGATATGACCAAGAAAGCTATGGTAGATTTGTACAAGGAAGGGTATCTTCCGATGCTTCAAGTCCATGACGAACTTTGTATGTCAGTAAAAACCAGAGAAGAGGCCGAAGCTATTGCCAAGATCATGATAAATGCGGTAGTCTTAGAAATCCCTAGCAAATGCGACATTGAAGTAGGTCCAAGTTGGGGGGAAGCTGTATAGCTTTAAGCGCACTGCTCGTCCGCGCACTACTTCTAACTGCCCTTTTGTCCGGCTAGGTTTCGCACTGCGACGACAAAAGGGTTTTTTCTTGCGAGTTCCCATAAACTCCTATATACTCTTACTGATAAAGAAAAAAGGTAAACCCAATGGATACTACAAAATGGAAAAGCGTTCTTGTGCCCATTGAAGTGTACAAGGAAATTAAAGAACACTCTGTTGTTAACGGTAGAACAATAAGTGGACAACTCAGAGTTATGTTTGAAGTTTATTCAAAAAGTAAGGATAAAGCTATTGACGCATCCCATAAAATCGCGTACAAATAGCGCAGACATTCTCCAAATGTTTGATAGCACAATCGTTAAAGCCCTTAGTCACATGTCCTGACTAAGGGCTTTTTCGTGTGTAAACTATTTACTTGACATTATCCCATACCATATTTATTCTGTATTCATTGGAACAGGAGAAAGTCTAATGTCTATGACAGCGAAAATCAAACTACGGGATGTTGACAACTTAGTTATATCGTCCACGTCTATAACAGCGGACCATTACGAAGACGGCCCCGATCCCGACGAATTTCTTAAAAACGCTTGGAAGATGGCCGATCAAATGGCAAACCACCTATCGTGTGCAGATGAATGGCGCTTAACCTTAACATTCGATTTAGATCTGCGGGAAACTTTTGAAGAGATTATGACAAAACGGGGGAGATCGTAATGGGAATAGAAATGTATTTAACTGGGGACAAGTTTGTTCCAGAAATTGGGTGTCAGGACAAATTACCGAGGGCCAAGGTCGATAGTTATCCTGTCGAGAGCCTGCGTTTGCAGATGGGATACTGGCGCAAGCATTGGGCTCTGCATAATTACATCATGGATAACTATAGTGAGGAAGAAGGTCCTAGCAAAATCGAGTTGGGGCCAATTGCTCTGCGTGAGATTGCTGACGCGGTTGAGCAAGGTAAACTGCCAGACGCAGACTACTCCCCCCAAACTGACGCCATCCACAAAGAACCAGAAGAGGTTGCGGAGACCTTGAAGATACTACGCGACGCCGCCGATTGGTTAGACAAGATCGACAACACTTGGAAGTCTGTCGAATATTACGGGAGTTGGTGATGAACTTAACTGACTTCGCCGCGTTGATTGGTTTCGCTTGCGGTATTATCGTGGGCGGAACTATTGTATTTTTTACTTTAACTTTTT